TGTTTTTTTATAGTGGTACTACTCTACCTTTAATGTCATTATTTGGGTATTTAACTTCAAAAACCATTGGGTCTATTGATGGGTAAACTACATTATCTATTGTAGCCCCTACAACATCATATGCGTAAGCACTATATCCTAAAACTTCACTTGAAAGGTTATCAATTAATATATTTTTAACAGTTTGGACTCCTTCTATTTTATCTAAAAGTATATATAAATCTCTTAAAATTATTGGTTGATTTATTTGCCAATTTTTTATATTAAAGTATGCAGTTAAACCTGCTATACATCTAGTTAAAACCTCACTATTATTGAAGTTAGGTCTTACAACTATGTTAAATTCAATTCCTATATTAATTATGAAAGCATCTTTAATATTAATTGCATCATTTATCATTCTATACTCCGAAAGATAGGTTTGCAAGTTTCTTTTTAATGTTGAAGATGCTGTTCTTAATCTAGTATTAATGTCATAAGATAAAACATATAAATCTAATATTGCGGGGAGTGTTCCTGTTTCATACTCTGCTACTTTAACAGGTTCAGCAAATGCCATAGCAATTACCCCTAAATTAGAAGGCATGGACATTGCTCTAATTAAATAATCTTCTTTTGTTACTGTTCGTAGTTGGGTTTGGAAGTTACCTAAAGCATTTTGTCTTAACTCTTCAATACTATCTCCATCTTGTCCACCATCAGCTGCTGCAACGTTGTTAGTAGCAACTGAGTTGAAGATTTGGTTGGCTAATGAGGTGTTGGATAAGTTAGTGTTTATGAATCTAACATTTGAGGTGTTTATAGATGTTAAGGTTCCGGAATTTACATTAGATGCAACTCCACCACCAGTTAAATATCTTACAGTTAAAGTAGTATTTGAAGGAGCAATCCCATAAGTATTTGTAAATACAAAATTTAATGGGGAAAATGCTGTGGTGAGTTGTGTTCTTTCAAATGGTAAACCTAAACCAACATTATCGGGATTTGGAACAATTTCCTCATCGTTATCACCATAATTTCCAGCACCAAATTGGATTTGTAAGGATGTTTGGTTTTGGAAACGAGCTGTAAATCTTCTTTGGACTTGTTTTAATTGTAAAAGATAAGGAACATCATTACCTGCACCATCATCAGCCACGTTGGGGTCGTTGACATTTGTGTTTCGTATTGTATCAAATACATTCTCTTGTGCTAGGTTGGGTACCTCATACCACTTATTTCCCTCACTGTCAAACACGTCTAAAACATTAACTATGTTAGAACCATTAATGGTTCGAGTGTCAAATCTAACACCAGCACTGAATGTAAATGTTTTAGTATTAATAGTAGATGATATTGCCTTTCGGGTTTTCTTTAATAGAAAGCTTGTTGGTTCTAAGCCTGAAATTTGATATACTGATACTTCTGTAGGATCTAATGAACTTGATGCTGTAAAGTCTATTACATCTTCAATTATAAACTGTTGTGCTGAATTAGCGTTTGAGGTTACTGCTGTGTTTTCTGGGATTATTAAGGCATATTCAAAATCAGGAACAACAACACCATCAACTGTTATAGCAGGTAGTTGTTGGTAGAAGTCAATGTTAGTAGAGGCTACGGTAGTTACCTTTGGAGTATAACCTAACATATAAGCCATGTTAAATAAATTCTCTGTTTCCCTAGCGTATTGAATAAATGTTTCTTGGACTTGATTATCTAGGTAAAATGATAAAACATCTCCCACATAAGACGCCATTTCAATAAACAACATACCAGTAGAGTCTGGGGTGAAGTCATTGTAGGTGTTAGGAAAGTACGTTTTAGAATACTCAACAAGAGAGTTTTTAAAATCATTAAAATCTCTATTAATATATCGTATATCTCTATTTAAATTTGCCATTATTGTAGTAGTATATTTACTGTGTCTTCAAACCCTAATAAAACCACTGTATAGGTTAATGAAAAGAATAAAGTGTTATTGTCGGGTTGAGGGTCAAATTTTATTTCTTTTACTTCTACAGTTGGGAATTGGTTTTGGATATGTTCGGAAATTGTGCTTTCTAATCCCTCTAAAGAATCACTTTCTAATAATTCAAAAACTTGACTTCTTAAGTCAGCCCCATAATTAGGCCTAAATACTCTTTCCCCCTTATTAGTGAGTAAAAAATTCACTAAATTTGCTTTAATTTGATTTTGGGTTGTATATGTAGGTACAAAAACAGCATCACCATTTATAGGAAATCCGAATCCAACCGCTTTACGTGGTTGGCTATCAATTGGGTTTTTATTTGCTATTATTTGTGCCATTTGTTATTATTTTTTCATTAACCCCATAATCTGATCCATTCCAACTTCCCCTTCAGGTAATTTACCATTAGCTGAGTCGAATGATGTTGGAGGTTGGAAGCCTCCTGGTACATTGTTAGTGTTTAGTGGGGAGGACATATCACCTAAGATATTCCTATATGCGTCTCTTTTTTCCTGCTCAGTTAAAGTTTGATTAATAGGTTGTGCTACATTTGATGTAGGATTACCCATCATAGTGGATTCCATAACTTGTGAAGGAGCAGCAGTACCACTAACTCTAGGAGATTTTACAGCTTCCAGTAAGATTTCTTTCAATTCTTCTTGGATTGCCTCTCTAACTGCACCTTTTATTAGATTTTTTAGTTCTGTTGATTTCATTTCTTATTATAAATATTAAAGTAATTAATTTTTTTTATGTTTAATGGGTAGGAATGTTAACTAATCGTTTCTATCAGGTACATTAGGATTATCATCTCTATAGGATTGAATCACATTGCCACCTCTATTAACTACATAGTTAACAGCTAAATAACCTGCAAAAGTTAAACGTGTACCATATTCACCTATAATTCTTCCTACCTTCACATCGTTTTTATCATAAACCCAACTTCTCCTTTCGGTTTGAATTTGATAATTATCAAATATTGTAGATGGATTTCTACCATCTACATTTAAACCTTCAACGTAATCAATAGCATCTTGATCACGACCCGAGAATTCTCCATTTCCTTTAACACCTAACGTTATTCCTTCTACTAATGGGTTAAATCCAACAGGTACACCTTCAATATCAAATACAATGTGAAAATTTTCATTATTAACAAGACTTTCTTTACCTGCTATAAATCTATTTATTTCATATTCAATCTCACTTACTAAAACTTGAACTGATGATGAAAAAGAGTATGGTGCTGGGTAAGGGATTGTGGTGTCTGTACCTTCTTCAACAGGAACATTTGATTTAAGGTTATATAGAACACTATCTTTTAACCTAAGGAAAAGTCTTTCACTCTCATCTGTAATGTCAGGTTCAGGTTTACTTATATTATCACCATTACTTTGGATATTTAAAAAGGTTCCTTTAATCCTCCTGGATGGGAAGGAATATTGATTATTAGGATCATATTCTAATATTAATAGATATCCCCCATATATATAAGGATTATTTGAGCCTGGTTGTAGTCTTTCTAATAATATAGCTTCAGATTCTAAATTTACACCCTCATCAGAATTTGATACTATAGGACCTGGGGTTAATGCTAAGTCTGCTAATATTTCATTAGTAGTATCTGTAACTATTTGGTTAATTTCACTATCTGTTAATTCTTCATTTGGTGTTGAGGCCAGTAGAAGTTTAACAAATATTATTATATTAGTAATGTTTATAAATAAACTATCAAATGCTAATAATTTGCCTATTATAGGTGTGATTACTTTTTGGATTTGGGCTATACTGGGTGAGATTGATGAGATTGGACCTTCTGTCTTATCAATAATAGTTTTTAATGCGTCTAATGTAAGAGTAAAACCATTAATTACACTCACAGGAAGTCCTACTCCTGGGGGAATTGAAGTTGGTAGTGGGAGGATTTTTAATGCAGTTATTACAGAATTTAATTTTGGAATAGTTTTTCCTAGGGTTTCAGATAATGTTTCTAAAGTTTCTATAGGTTTTACTAAAGTATTTAAAGCCCCAGACATACTATTTTTAGCCCCAATAGTTGTTTTTAAATTATCTTCTACAATAGCTATAATATCCCTAATTTCTTGTTTTTGTGTTTCAGGTATTGATTGAACTTTAGAAATATATTCAGGATTTAAAAAGTCATTTGGGAGTTGGGATTTGCCTGATAGTACACCTTTTATATCAATTGGTAATTCTATTGGTAATTTATTATCAAGTTCATCAGCAGATTTCTCTATAAGGGTGGTTTTCATTGCATCCACAGCAATGTCCATTTTAAAAGCTGACTTTGCAGCACTTGATATCTGACCTACTATTAATTTGGAAAGTGCCATTATTTAGTTTTGCTTACTTTAGATTTATAAGTCTCAATGCTGTTAAGCATTTGGTTGGCCTGCATAGTTAAATTTACAGCGGGTACTGGGATAGCTGCATTTGGGACAAAAGGAACACCGGTTCCTATAGGTGTTTGTAAAGCTGTACCTATTGCTACTATATTAGTTAATAGTTTTGACATATCATTTAAAAACTTATCCCCTAAAATTATAGGTTCGGTTGCTGCTTTATCCCCTAAATAAACTTCTTTAGATTGTACTACAGTTTTTGGTGATTCTACAACTACGGTTTTAAGGGAATTTATATTAATAGTTTTTGACGCGTTAAGTAAGATTGAGTCATTTTTAGCATTAAATAATAAACGTCCTGAGTTTAATATTATTTGTTCTCCTACAAATTCATCAGGAGAGGTTGGGGGAGTAGAGTACCCTTTATAATTAGTACTAGCAGCTTCAATTGGTATTTTCTGTGTAGATGTTACATAAATACTTGATAGGTCTTTATTAATGTTTTCAATTTGAGGAATCCAAGGTGCAGCACCATCATCATGTTGACCATTTTTTATAATAAGAATTGGATCTCCATTAGCACCAGCACTTGACCAAGGGTTAGGAATGGAAGCATCATTAACAGTAGAACCATATCTAAAACTTTGACCCCATCTACCCTCATAAATTATATCACCTTCATAAGGTAAAATAGTTTTAATATTTAATTTTTCTACAAATGTAGAACCTAAGTTTATTTCTGTTCCCCCATCGGTAACTCTTCTTACCGCTCCAGCTGATGTTTGCTCATAATCTTGTTGTTGGGATGGAGGTAGAGTATTTTCGAAGGGATTTGGTATAGCATTATGATGATTATTACCCCATATGCTAATAGGTGAGAAATAGTAGAAGGATTTCTGGTTTGGGTTACCTTCATTATTGCTATTAGGGAGTGAAATAATATAAACTATTTCATTTATTAGAGGATATATTTTTGAATTTGGGAATAAAGGTTTAGCATAAGCCTGATCAGTGGGATTAGGGTTTGAGCTAGGGGCTTCAATTAATTTCCAAAAAATGAAACCAATACTCGACCACTCCCCATACTGTTTAAAAGCTGTAGGGTTTGTTGTATCATCCAAAATTATTTGTGTAACTCGAGCAGCAAAAATTTGCCCTCCTCGGGGTGATGAGGTGGAGTTGGAAGTTTGGGATAAACCTGTTGCTCTTTTAGCCATTATTATTCACTTTTGTCATTTGTAAGTTTATCCATTTCTGCTAATAATTGGGCTTTTTCTTCGTCTGATATACCTAACCCGCCATCATCATTAGCACTATTGTTAATGACACGTTGGATAATGGTAGCCATTTTAATCAATTGCTCATCATTTTTAACCCCAATCTCCATATATTCTTTTATGAGGGGTACAATAAGTGTAGCATCACCTATTTCTTGAACTAATGGTTTAAGTTCTGATATAAGTGCTGTTACTTGTGCTTCTTTTTTCTTTTGATTATTATAAATCTCCTCTAAAATATCCGAAAATTTCTTATCACCAAATATTACTGAATCTAGCTGTCCCATAGGTTTTATTATAAATATAGTGGGGAGGAATTTATTTATATGGAAATCTATTATGTTCTAGATAGAAAAGATATTTTTCTTTAAATATACCATATAAAATATTAGCTATTTTTGTGATTTTAGGTGTTTTTACATCTACTTGCTCCCTAATGTAGATATAAAGTGCTTTTTTATTAAAGACATCAATAGCATCCCTTCTTCTAAATAATTCTAGTATGGCGTCTGCTATTTTAGCATCATACTCTTTAGGGAAGATTTCATAAATGTTGTCTGTACAGTATTGAGCATATAAATCCATAAATAACGACAATTTATCTTCATACTTATACCCCTTTAAACTTAATTCATCCCCATCATTATCCTCATTTTTATCAATTATTAAGGAATTGATTTCTTTCTCAATTCTGGGTGTATTACCCATTTCAGGGAAAACAGCATCCAAATCTGTGTAATTACTTAATGTTGATAGTTGAACATCAGAAATTCGTCTTTCGTAGTTTTTCTGATTGTATACTATTAACCAACGTTTAACGATTGTCCCAAAATATGAGTATGCTTTAGCACCACGTTCAGGATTAAATAGATGGATTTTGGATAGTAAGAAGGTGATTATTTCATGTTGAAGATCCTCTAAATTATCAACCCCATCAGTATAATAAAACTTGAATGTATGAATTATATTTTGGGTTAATTTATAAAATGGCCAATGTATGAAATCAGCATATAATTGACTACGTTCAGTAGCATCAGTTGATGCGTTATATTTAACAATTGCGTCCTCGGTTTCTTGGGTGAAGTACCTCCTAGGTTGTTTCTTTGATTTGTATTTCCTTATGATGGAATCCATAAAATTATTTAAGTTTTTTTAATTGAAATTCATTAAGTATAGATTGAATGTCTTTAATTGTTTTAAAGAAAAAACCTACTTCATCATCCCCCTCAAAGGAACCCTTAATGTCTACCTTTTTTACCTTTTCATCTGAAATTTCTATTACTCTGGATATTTTGTCTAAATATTGTAGATAACCTACTACGATGTCTTCTTGATTTTCGTTTTTCTTCAATAGATTAAAGGTAGTAAACCCTAAAATTAATACTATAACTATAAGAGATGCTATTATGGCTGGGATTATCATGGTTTTATAATTTATCTAACATATTTTTTAATCCTTCACTTTTTATAGAACCAAGAGCTTTATTCTTAATATTCTTGGTAGTTGAGGGTTTAGAATTTGTATTACTTTTATCTAATGTAAAGTTACTATTAGTTGTAGCTTTAAACTTAGGCAACCACTCAATTTCAAATTCAATCCTAGCTGCCATCATATCGGCCTGATGGAGGATAAATGGTAATGAAGTACGAGGTTTCTGCTCTGGCATGTATGCTTTTAAGTATTTCTCATTAGCTGGATCGTATAAACCATCATGAGTCTGGATGGCTATCATCTCGTTAAATGTATACTTGATATCATGTTGTTGGAGGAGGAATAAACCTCTATCTGGGACGGAGGCAAATGCTACCTTCTTATTAAACATATAATCCTCTCCTAATTTATCCCTTCTCCATTTATCAGTCTGAGGTATATATGATTCCTCATCCTCAGAACCCATTTTACCTAAATCATGATTAATAGCAGAAAACACTAATTCCTCAGTAGTAAATGTAGTCATATCACAACCAAATGACTCCCAAACATCATTCATAGATAAAGCACCTTTAACAACACGGTTTACATGATCAACATAACCACCGGGAAAGGCAGAATGGTATTCCTTTTTATGAGCAGCAGGCATTAACATAATACGCTCTTGAAACTTCTCATAAAACTCTATTAGTTTTTCCTTTCTATCACCCGTAATATGTACTTCAATATTATTGATGAATCCTTCCCAATTAGATTGGATTTGTTCTGCTGTTAACTTCATAACTTTGGATTTTTTATAACTGTTTAAATTTTAACCTCTTCTAAGTGGTGTGGTATCTCTCTCTACCATAGATCGGATTTCCATATTTAGATCACTCATTTCCTCTAATCCTTTTTTAAAATCTTGAGTGGTACTTTTCCCATTTAATAGGTGGTGTAGGTGACGGATTTTACCGTCGATTTGATCGAATTTTCTATCAATAAGTTCTTTATTCCTTATGTCCATAATGTTATATATTTTAATATGTGGGAATATACGACATACCTTCCTACCATCCAACCTATTCTCTCATTCATCTCCCACACCCTAATTCTCCATCATCTCTCAATCTTAAAATTCCCATATTCCCTACATCTCTCAAACCTGTGTTTAGAAGTTATGGGGAAAATCTTCAATATCCAAGTTTAAGTTATAAATTCTTGAGTTTTATCTAGGATTTCCTTCAATACTGCACATCTCTCATATTGTTCTTGTTGCTCGAAGAAATTTATTCCTAATTTAAGTGATGTATCTAGGTACTCATCTGAGTATTCTGAAAGTGCTAGTATGTGTTTTTTATTTTTGAGGTCTATGTTCTCTATATAATGCCATGCTCTATTGTAGACTATAAATTCCCCGGCCTCCTTTATATCTACTATGTCAAATTCATAGTTAGCTTCTTTAAAGAATTTAAGAACCTTTTTATTAAAATTAATATGATTAAGTACAATTTTCTTATACATCCCAACCCAGTAAATTGGTGTTTTAGAAAAGTCTATAGGAGATTCATCATCCTTTATAAACTCACTATCAGAGAATAATTCAAAGATATTATCTAAATCCATAGTATTTTAATTTGAATTGGTTACACGGATGTAAGCATACTCCCACATCTCCTTAGGGGTTTTAAACCTATGTTTAGTTTGGTTTCTCATCTTAGCCAACTGCTCATCAAACTCCACCTTTATATCTTCGCTTCTAACGGCTTGATAAATTTCAAAATAACTATCTTCGTAGTGTCCCATATCTATTGTTTGATTATACTCATAAATATACGATTGAAGTAATAACCCTCCAACCTATTATAAAACCTCCACAATGTTAAAAATGTATATGGGTTAAATATGCGATGAGTATGGTGGGGATGTATTTATAGCGCATTAAAACGCGTTAAAACGCGAATAAAGCGCATAATATTGTGTATCTTATAATAGATAATAAAAGGGGATAACTTTCGTTACCCCCCTTACTAACCTCACTCCCACCTTTAAATTACTCCTCCTGCGATGGGATGAAGTTACTATTTGCTATCATTTGTTCTTGGAATAGTAATTCTTTTTCATCATTAGTTAAACTATTCCACCACTCATTAGCTATTTCCTCCATTTCCACTCTTGTAATTCTAAACTCATTTTTTTCTTCTTCCATTATGCTTTTTTTTTAATTTTTATATTTACTAGATTACCTATACTAGATGTTTCTAATGCCTCTTTTATTATTCCCTCTAGTCTTTTCTCGTTATAATTAACCCAATAAGAAGTTAACTCTATTTTATAAACTGTTGCCATAGTAAGTTGTTTTTTTGTTTTTTTCTTAGTTCCCCAATTCCTTGTATTCCCCCAAAAACCTCTACTATCTTATCTGCCCCTACGGGGTTTGCAGAGTGGATGAAGATGTGAGGTAAGTCTAAATTCCACAACTCACACGTTTCCTTAAGCCATTTGGCACACCCTTCCCCGGTTTGTTCTTTATATGATTTACTTTTCCATTCCTGAAACTTTTTACTTTCTTCATAGTCCCCCCAAAAATATTCGGGGGTGTAGTGTTCTTCTGCTAAGTCATGGTCGAAAGAAACAGCATCTGGGGGTCCGTGTAATTCAACCCATTTTATAAATTGTTCACAATTTAAAACCCAACTTATATCCCACTCCCCATTACCTTTAGGTAATCTTTTTTCCTCATCAAGGAAAGGGTTTCTTAAATCATCTAACCATAGTAAACTTTTCTTATTTTTCATATTCCCATTTTTTATTTTTAACAATCCCAATCACTAGCAGCAATTTGTAGACAAAGTAATGGTGATGAAGATGGGTTAGCACTCATCTCTTTTAAAGCAGTGTAAACAACCTCTATACCTAAACTATGATTTTGAACATTGGTTAATACCCTATCAATTTCATTTAACTCATCTATGTGGTTATCTACCATTTCCTTTTGAATTTTATTCATGATTTTTTTATTATAAATATTATTTTAAACTATCCCAAAGTAATTGAAGTTCTTTTTCTAGCATTTGACCTTCTTCATATTGTTCGGATCCTCGAATCTCATAACAATCAATTTGACCACCATAACTAATACCACTTAAATCAAATCTGAAGCCATTTTCCATGTCGATGTTCCATCTACCAAAACCATCACTATCAATTACTGTTCCTGGGTATTTTTCACAAACTGCTGTAAAAAATTGCTCTCTGTGGAGTCTTTGAATTTCTCTTTTTGTCATAACCTTTATTTTTTTTAATACTTAACTCGGCTTCGCGCCTCATTTACCCTGTAAATATACGACCGCTCCTTGGCTAAACCAAATCCTTGCGCATAAGTCTTTAAATTACTCTCTTAAAAATTGCTTGTTCTTTTGATTTAGCTTCAATAACAATATCAGGTTCTAAACCATATGTGTTGATTTTTTCATAGATTAGATCTGAGTGTGCTTGGGGGCGGATGGATTCATCTAATTTCTCTTTACGTCTACTCTCAGAATAATGGCAACATTGAGTAATACCTTCAGGCCAAGTGATAGCAGCCATTTTAAGTGCTTGCTCTTCAGTCATCCCACTGTCATTAAATTTATGGTGGAAGTAATCAAATGTAATAGGAATACCTATAGATTGATAAATACCATCAAATAAATTTTTAACAGAATACTCATTTGGGCTATCATCATTTTCGATTACTAACCGTTTTTTAGTGTCATCATTCAACAACTCAAAATTCTCCACAAAACGCGCCAACGTTGCACTTTTATCGCCGTAAGCACCACCTACATGGATATTAATTTTATTATAATTGGAAGGTTTGAACCCCATCATATTAAACTGCTCACTATGGTTGTTGAGTTCTCTTACGGTTTTAGCAACAACTTTAGGGGTGGGTGAAGCTAAGCAATTATATGGGCCTGGGTGCATAGTAAGTCGTTGACCTGCTTTAGTAGCGATAGCTCCTATTTCTAGCATTATCTTACAAATCTCATCATAGTCTTTTAAATCCGATAATTTGTAATCATCAGACCATGGGAATATTTGAGATGATAGCCTGAATAATTTAATTTTCATTTCATTATTCCACTGAACTATAGTTTTTAAATCTTTTACATTGAGTAATGCTAAATCCGAGACATATTCTAAACCTTTAGCTTCAAATGTTTTTCGACGCATTGTTCGGTTTGTCATAATACCGTTTGCACTCATAATTGTGTTTATACACGCATAACCTAAATTCATATAACCTTTATTTTTATCATTATACAGTTGCTTTAATAATTTCTTTAACATCTTTATTTTCTAACTCAAATTTTTCTTGTGCTTTTTTCCAAGAAGAAGCATATACAGAGGTATTATGTTCTTTATTATTTGAGTCTATGTATTTATATTTATAGTATTTCATAAGTTTTAATTTTTAACTAATAAATTAGGTGAAACATTAATAATCGCACCAAACGCAAAACCCGTAAT